GTTCTGAGATGTCCTAGAGAACCGGTTGCTTCTTCCCGGTAGGATTTTTCAGAGTTGGTCCTCCTCTAGGACGTCCCAGAACTCAGGGTAACTCTGTCGAAAGGAACGAAGACTCGTGGCGCGGACTCCAAAAGCCCCGCGCACTCCCGAAGAATCGGAGAATAGGCTGATCAATCTCGCAGTGGCGTTAGCCGAGAAGCAGCTGCGAGACGGTACGGCTTCGCCGTCGACGATCAATCACTACCTCAAGCTGGCTGGCGAACGAGACAAGCTCGAAAGAGAGAAGCTTCGCCAGGAAACCGAGCTCGTCAAGGCCAAGGCAGAAAGCATTGCATCTGCTGCGCGCACCGAGGAGCTTGTCAAGGAAGCCGTCGACGCCATGAGGAGGTACTCCGGTGGATCTGAAGACGTATTCTGAATGCATTGAGCTACCATCCTTCGAGGAACGATACCGATACCTGCGTCTAACCGGCGTAGTTGGAGAACAGACGTTTGCACATCAGAGACATCTGAATCAAACGTTCTATACGTCCCGGGAGTGGCGCGATCTACGTAACCATATCATCACCCGAGATTTCGGAAGAGACCTCGCGTGCGAAGGCTACGAAATCTTTGATGCGATTTATATACATCACATCAATCCAATCACCCCCGACGACGTCCTGCACCGAAGTAGGTCGCTCCTGGATCCGGAGAATCTCATTACGGTGTCTCTCGACACCCATAATGCGATTCACTACGGAACACTGGAGACCTCCCGGTTCGTCGGTCATGTCCGAACGGAAGGAGATACAATTCTATGGTAAATGTACTCCAAAGCGTAAAGGACTATCTCGGTATCGAGGAAGATGACACGTCATTCGACGGCGCCATCACTGCCCATATCGACGTCTCGATATTCACGCTCGGTCAGATCCTGTCCGAGACTCCGGAATACACCGCCGATACGGATTCGGAATCGATTCCGAAAGAAGTCCTCATGTACATCAAGCTTAGTACCAAGCTACTCTTCGATCCGTCGGCTTCGGCTACGGTACAGGATGCTATTACTAAGGCCAAGAACGAACTCGAATGGAGGATGAGCGTTGACACACCCATACGATAACTCTCTCGCCCATTTCGGTGTTAAGGGTATGCGTTGGGGCGTTCGTCGCGACCCCGGTCGAGGAGTAGTGGTTCGGAACAACCCATACCAGAGCCGAAAGCAGGAAGCTCGGAGTATGTCGAACCAAGAGCTCCAAAATAGAATTGCTCGAGCAAACCTAGAGCGCCAGTATCTGGCACTCGCCCCTCAATCGGCATCCAAGCGGATCGCCAGCAAGTTCAAGTCGAGCTTCGAGGATCAGTTGATTAAGAAGGGCGCGTCGATGGCCGTTAACAGTGCATTTCTTGGCGCAGACTTCGCGTTCAACCGCATCAAGGATCCCGAGTCTTCAATGTTCCTTAAGAAGGGAGAATCGATCTACAATGTATGGTCCCAGATTCGACCCAAGTGATTCCCTCGCCCATTTCGGTGTTAAGGGTATGCGCTGGGGTGTCCGAAAGGACCCCGTGCGTGAGGCGGCCCGCAAGGCTGGTTACCAGGCCGCCAAGGAGCGCCACCACGCGGTCGACCCTCAGCGGCTGACGTCCCACAAGAAGCGCATTCGTAAGATCAACGAATCCAACGAGACGCTCAACTACTACAAGAACCACCAGAATCACGAGGACTTCCTGAAGGGGTACCGTGACTACGCGGTGAAGGCGGTTCACGTCTACACCGGCACGGGCATTCGGATGCCTAAGAACGAACCTCGAACACGAGAGTACGCTCAGCAGTTCCTCGACCAGGCGGTCAACGCATACGAGCGCCAGTTCCAGACAGCAGTTGGAAACCTCCAGTAACAATGTTGTCTAATACAGAAACTCCGAAATACTATGCGGAGTTCCGTGACGCAGTAATCCGAGGAGACATTCCTGTCTGTCAGGAGGTCTCTAAGGAGATGAACAGGATCGATCAGCTGATCGAGAATCCTCGGTACTATTACGATAGTACCGCCATTGACGGGTTCATCGCTTATTGTGAAGCGGAACTAACCCTGACCGATGGTTCCCCGTTTAAGATGCTCCCATCTTTCAAGCTGTGGGCGGAGTCGCTTCTGTCATGGTTCTACTTCGAAGAACTTTCAGTATACGAGCCTTACGAAGACGGGCATGGCGGACGCTATGTCACGAAACGTATCAAGAAGCGGCTTGTTAATAAGCAGTATCTGATCGTGGCTCGAGGCGCGGCTAAATCGATGTACGCGGCGTTCCTACACGCGTACTTTCTCAACATAGACTCGTCCTCGACCCACCAGATTGCAACAGCCCCAACAATGGCCCAGGCTGAAGAGACGTTGTCTCCGATCCGAACAGCTGTCGCGAGAACACCGGGGCCTCTGTTCAAATTCCTTACGGTAGGTTCTCTGCAAAACACCACTGGTAACCGGGCAATGCGCCAGCAGCTCGCATCAACCAAGAAGGGTGTTGAGAACTTTCTGAATGGATCTCTCATCGAGGTCCGTCCCATGAGGATCGACAAGCTTCAGGGCCTAAGAACAAAGATTAACACCGTCGACGAATGGCTTTCCGGCGACGTTCGAGAGGATGTCGTTGGTGCTCTAGAGCAGGGCGCGTCTAAGATCGACGACTGGTTGATCGTTGCTATCTCCTCCGAGGGTACTGTCCGTAACTCGGTTGGCGACAGCATCAAAATGGAACTTGCAAAGATCCTAAAGGGTGAGTACTACGATCCCCACACGTCTATCTGGCATTACCGTTTGGATGATGTGAGTGAAGTAGGTAATCCTGACATGTGGATGAAGGCTCAGCCAAACATCGGAAGGACCGTATCGTACGAGACATATCAGCGCGACGTGAATCGTGCCGAGAATGTCCCTGAAGCTAGGAACGACATCCTTGCTAAGCGATTTGGTATCCCGATGGAAGGCTACACATACTTCTTCACCTATCAGGAGACGCTGCCCCATCGCCAACGAGAGTTCTGGGGAATGCCGTGTGCTATGGGTCTCGACCTTTCACAGGGTGATGACTTCTGCGCATTCACATTCCTCTTCCCTCTAACGTCTGATAGCTTCGGTGTCAAGACTAGATGCTACATCTCGTCGAGAACCCATCTAAAACTGCCGGGCGCAGCTAGAGAGAAGTACGAACACTTCATTCGCGAAGGATCTCTTCGAGTCCTTGATGGCACAATCCTGGACATGATGGAAGTCTATGACGACGTCGTTTCGTTCATCGAGGAGAACGAGTACGATGTTCGGGCTGTAGGCTTCGACCCGTACAACGCTAAAGACTTCATCATGCGATGGGGTACTGAACACGGCGAGTATGGCATCGTTAAGGTAATCCAGGGCGCCAAAACCGAGTCGGTTCCTCTTGGCGAGCTGAAAGCCCTCGCTCAAGACAGGCATCTACATTTCGATCAAGAACTCATGTCCTACGCCATGGGTAATTCCATCGTCATGTCGGATACAAACGGCAACCGTAAGCTGTATAAGAAGCGTGCCGATCAGAAGATCGATGCGGTCGCGGCTATGATGGACGCTCTCGTGGCGTACAAACAGAATCGCGACGAATTCGAATAGAAAGGAGGTGACATGGGTCGTCTCGCACATGCATGGAACGCCTTCCTGAATCCCGAGATCAAGGAATCCCCATTTAGTGTAGAGCTAAAGTCTAGCACTCCGATGGACCGCTCTCCGCTTCGGTATATTCCTCAGTCGAACATCATCGACACGATTTTCAACCAGATTTCGGTTGATGTGTCTAAGATCGGTATTCGACATGTCCGATGCAGCGCTGATAAGACGTATATCGAAGACCTTCAAACAGGTCTTAACGACTGTCTTACGGTAGCACCGAATGTGGATCAGACTCCTCGGTCATTCATCCAAGATCTATGCCTTACGATCCTCGAAGAAGGCGTGGCTGCGGTAGTTCCCACGGATTACTCGAAGTCTCCGGTTGGGAACAACTCTTACGATGTGTATAATCTAAGAGTGGGTAGGATCACCCAGTTCAAGACGTCCTCGCTCATTGTGGATGTCTATAACGAGCGTACTGGACGACGAGAACAGGTCGAACTCCCAAAGCGTATCGTGGCCGTCGTTCAGAATCCACTTGCATCGATCACCTCCAGTCGAGGATCCCTAGCTTCCAGACTAAGCTCTAAGCTTAGGATTCTGGACAGCATCGACAACACCGCTGCTGGTAAGAAGCTGGATCTTATCGTACAGCTTCCTTACACCGTTCGAACCGAACGACGCAAGGAAGAGGCTGAAAAGCGGATGAGGGATGTCGAACGACAGCTGTCCAACGGACAGTTCGGCATCGCATATATGGATGCTGCCGAGAAGTTCACGCAGCTGAACCGTCCGGCAGAGAACAACCTGCTTGAACAGATCAAGTATCTGACTCAGCAGTTGTACAACACCCTCGGAATGCCTGAAGCAGTGTTCAATGGTACTGCCGATGAACAGACTATGCTTAATTACTACAACCGCACGATCGAACCGATTGTTGCGGAGATCACTTTGAGCATGGCCAAGACGTTCATCACCAAGACAGCGCGAACACAGGGTCAAACTGTGGATTATTTCCGCGACCCATTCCAGAACGTGTCGATCGCCAAGGTATCGGAGATCGCACAGGCCATGGTCACCACTCAGATCATGACCCCCAACGAGGTACGATCTTATCTGGGTCTGCCTCGAAGCGAAGAGCCAGTCGGCGACTCGCTAAGCAACCCGAACATCAACCCTATGGGTGATGCTTCTATGGCACCGCCCGAAGAACCAACCGAAGAGGAAGAAAATGACGGATTCGACGTTTGATTTCTCCGGGTGGGCGACCAAGAACGATATTCGGTGCAGTGACGGGCGAACTATTCGCCACAACGCATTCGCAGACAACGACGGTGACGTGGTCCCTCTTGTCTGGCAGCACGGTCACAACGACACCAACAACGTTCTTGGCCACGTCCGACTGGAAAACCGAGCCGAAGGCGTTTACGCTTACGGCTACTTCAACGACACTCCCGCTGCAAACAATGCTCGGGAGCTGCTCAAGCATGGTGATGTCGACTCTATGTCGATCTACGCCAACAACCTCACCCAGAGTGGTGGGGATGTCCAGCACGGCAACATCGTCGAGGTTTCTCTGGTCTTGTCCGGCGCTAATCCTGGCGCCAAGATCGAAAACATCGCTCTCGCCCACGGCGACGGCACCTACGAAGCAACGGATGAGGCGTATATTATGACCGGCGAACACCTCGCACACGCAGACACCCCCGAGAAGCCCGCCGACAAGCCCGCCGACAAGCCGGCTGACAAGACCGAGGGAACTTCCGAAGGCAAGACGATTAAGGACATCGTCGAGTCGATGAATCAGGATCAGAAGGAAGTTCTCTATTTCCTCATCGCCAAGGCCGCTGAGGGAGAAATGAAGCCCGAGAATTCGGAGCCCAACAAGGAAGGAGCCCCCGTGGCACACAGCAACATCTTCGAGAACGATGGTACGCCCAACGAGGGCGATACCCTGTATCACTCTACCATCGACACCGCCTTCAAGGATGCCGTCCGCACTAAGGCCAACTCCATGCGAGATGTCTTCATGACGATCGCTGAGTCCAACGGCCTCTCGCACGCCGACATCGCTCACGCCGAGAAGACCTACGGTATTTCCAACATCGACCTTCTGTTCCCCGACGCCAAGAACCTCGACGTCCCGCCGGCCTTCATCGACCGCGACCAGTCTTGGGTCCAGCCGGTCCTGAACGGCACGCACCACACGCCCTTCACCCGCATCAAGTCGATGCAGGCTGACATCACGGCGGATGAGGCCCGAGCCAAGGGCTACATCACCGGTTCGCGCAAGAAGGAAGAGGTCTTCAAGCTTCTGAAGCGCGTCACCGGCCCGACGACGATCTACAAGATGCAAAAGTTTGACCGTGATGATCTGCTGGACATCACCGACTTCGACGTCATCGCCTGGGTCAAGGCGGAGATGCGCAACAAGCTGAACGAGGAACTCGCCCGCGCCATCCTCATTGGCGATGGTCGCTCCAACTCCGATCCGTACAAGGTCAACGAGGAGAACATCCGACCCATCCTCAAGGAGGACGACCTCTACTGCATCAAGAAGGATCTCGGCGCCGGTAAGTCTGTCGACCAGATCATCGATGAACTCATTCGTGCTCAGGACGACCTGGAGGGCACCGGCACGCCGACCCTGTTCTGTGCAAAGTCCTTCGTGACCGACATGCTCCTGCTCAAGGACAAGATGGGTCACTACCTGTACCCGACGAAGCAGGCGCTCGCGGATCGTCTTGGTGTCACGTCTATCATCGACGTCCCGCAGATGAAGGGCCTGAAGACCGGCGCAGCGAACGACAAGGACGTTCTGGCCATCATCGTCAACCTGTCCGACTACAATGTTGGTACGGACAAGGGTGGCGAGGTCACCATGTTCGACGACTTTGATATCGATTTCAACCAGCAGAAGTATCTGCTGGAGACGCGCGTCTCGGGCGCGCTCACGAAGGTTAAGTCGGCCATGGTCGTCACCGGTAAGCCGGCTCAGGCTGCCTGATGAAGTTCTCCGGGCAAGTCGGCATCGCTACGGAATGGGAGATGTCACCCGGAGTCTTCACCGAGTCCATCGAGTCCCGGAACTGTCGTGGAGATCTCATTCGTCTTACCCGACGTATGAATACATCTCCCGTGGTTCCGGGGCTCTCCATGGGTAACACGTTCTCATTCATCGCGGACCCGTATACACTTGACAACTTCCTCAACATTCGTTACATCCGTTGGCGAAACGTCAATTGGGCCGCCACCTCGGTTGAACTTCAACCTCCTAGGATTCTAGTCACTGTTGGAGGCCCCTACAATGCGCAGTGACTTTCACAATAGACTCGAAAAACTAGGCTGCCGAGCCTATTTCCAACCTCCGTCGAATGTCTCAATGGGATACCCGTGTATCGTATATGAGCTCGACCGGATTGTGAAGAAACGCGCCGATAATGGCGTATATCTGAAGACTCGGCGCTACCAGGTGAAGCTCATCACCAAGAACCCAGACGATCCGATGGTCGATGCACTCGCGTCGATGGTCCACTCTGAGTTCGAACGACATTACACTACAGATACATTGAACCACTTCGTGTTCAATATCTACGACGTTAAGGAGTGACCATGACGGCACTTATCTGGGACAAGACCGGCGAGCACGTCTACGAGACTGGTGTGAACAATGGTGTCCTGTACAAGTACGACAAGACCACCAAGAACTACAAGAACGGTGTGGCCTGGAACGGTCTGACCACCGTGACGATGTCGCCGGAGGGCGCGGAATCCAACGCCGTGTACGCCGACAACATCAAGTACCTCGACCTCATCAGCGCGGAAGAGATGAAGTTCACCATCGAAGCGGTGACGTACCCGGACGAGTTCGCCGAGTGCGACGGTACCGCGTCTATCGCCGAAGGTGTCTTCATCGGTCAGCAGGAGCGCGCAAAGTTCGCATTCTCCTACAAGACCAAGGTCGGCAATGACCAGGATTCAGAGGCCGGCTACAAGCTGCACATCGTCTACAACGCAACGGCTGCTCCTTCCGAGCGTGCCTACGCGACGGTGTCCGACTCTCCCGAAGCCATCACGTTCTCTTGGGAGTGCAGCACGACCCCCGTCCCGGTCAAGGGCCACAAGCCCACCGCGGAGCTCATCATTGACTCCACTAAGGTCAACGCTGAGAAGCTCAAGAAGATCGAGGCCAAGCTCTACGGTGATGAGTCCGGGCAGCCCACGCTGCTCACCCCGGATGAGGTCCTTGCGCTGCTCGCGTGAGTAACCTCGTTCTAGTGCTCGACTTCCCCGAGCACGACCTGTTCGACCGAGAGACGGAGGAGTTCACGACTCTCCCGGCTGCCCAGCTTACGCTTATGCACAACCTCCTATCGGTTGTACGCTGGGAATCAAAATGGAAGAGATCCTTCGTTGATCGTCCTCCGTCCTCGGTTGAAGAGGTGTTGGATTACGTGAACTGCATGGCCGAGGGTCAACAAGACGTTCCCGCCATGTTGGATCGGCTTACTCGTCCGCAGGTAGAGTCAATTAAGGCGTATATCTCGGACCCGATGACTGCCTCGACCATGCTTTCGCGTCCAGGTCAGGCTAAGTCTTCTGAAAAGATGACTTCCGACCTGATCTATTACTATATGGTGGCATTCCAGATTCCGTTTGAGGCTGAGGAGTGGCACCTGAACCGTTTGTTAATGTTGATCCGAATCTGTAACGCAAAGCAGAGTGCGGGTCAGAAGACAAACGCTAAGAGCGCTGCCTCGCAGCGTGCCGCACTGAATAGAGCCCGACGAGCTCGGGCAGGAAGTAGTGGATAATGGGTATGAATGACCCCCAGATTCCCGCCGACGCGCAGATTGCGCCCGGTCAGGATCCCCACGAGGATGCCGAACGCGAAATCTTCGAAGGGAAGGTGTCCTAATGAGTAAGATCGACGAGGTTCTCAACCACGCCGCCTACCGAATCGGCTACTACGCCCCTGACGACCCGGAACCGGGCTCGGAGGCAGGTCGCTACTGCGCCAACAAGATGGGTCAGCCCTGGCTTGCCGGGCCTTCCACATCCATCTACTGGTGCATGTGCTTCGTCTCGATGGTCTTCGATATGGCCGGTATGGTCGGTGCTATTGGAGGTTTCTCCTACAACACCGACGTTACCAAGGGCCGTATGCGCAAGGTCTCCATCGAAGACGCTCAGCGCGGCGACGTCGTCCTATACGATTGGGACGAAGATGGCGTTACTGACCACGTCGGTATCGTCGAAGCAAACCTCGGTGGTGGATGGCTGCAGACCATCGAGGGCAACACCTCCTCGTCCAACGCAGGCTCTCAGTCTGCCGGTAACGGTGTCTGGCGTCGTCAGCGCTACTACGGCATCGACTGTGTCCTTCGCCCTGATTGGGGCGCCGATGGCGGTACCGAGGAAGATACTCCCGCTAGCGACGCGAACGCGATGACTGACGGTTACTGGGGTCGTGCGGTTACGTACGCGCTCCAGGCGTCTCTCGGAACTCCCGCCGACGGAATTGTCTCCGATCAGGACATCGACTACGAGGACTACTTCCCGGCCGCTGGCACTGGTTGGGAATGGGTGCGCGACCCCGAATCGGGTTCCGCAGTCATCGAAGCTCTCCAGGAGAAGCTGAAGTGCGAGGTCGACGGCATCGCAGGTGTCGAGACGATCACCGCGCTCCAGTGGCATCTCCGTGGTCTGGGCTACGATCTCACGTGCGATGGCTACTTCGGCCTTCGCACTGGCATTGCTCTCCAGGATGCCCTCAAGGCGGGCACTCTCTGGGGCTGATGTCAAAATGGCATCATTTGTGGTCAGGGGCAGCTACTCCAAAACGGAACGGTGGTTGAACAAACTAGCCAAAGGCGATCTAGTGAGTAATCTCAACTCACTAGGCCGTCAAGGAGTAGCTGCCCTGGCCGCAGCCACCCCCGTCGATAGCGGTTTGGCCGCTCAGTCATGGGATTACCGGATCACTAAGGGTTCGGGATACCTTGAAATCGAGTGGTATAACACCGACGTCGAAAACGGATACTCTGTAGCAGTCGGTATTCAGTACGGTCATGGTACTGGCACTGGAGGTTATATTCAGGGTACCGACTACATCAATCCGGCTATGCGGCCGGTCTTCAAAGAGATTGAACAAGCCATTGAAAGGGCGGTGAAGTAATGTCGACCTCAATCGAGGACAAGGTCGTAAGCCTTAAGTTCGACAACGTCCAGTTCTCGAAGGGCGTCGGCGAATCACAGAAGTCCCTGGAACAGCTGAACAAGGCTCTTCAGATGAAGAACGGAACCAAGGGTCTCGACGACATCGAGTCTCGAGCTTCTCGATTCAACCTTTCCGCTCTTGCAGATGCCCCTCAGGCAGTCGCTGAGAAGTTCAGCTTCCTGGCCACAACCGCTGCGGTCGCTCTTGGAAACATCGCAGCTAAGGCTATCTCTACCGGAGCAACTCTCCTTAACTCGTTCACGATGCAGCCCATCATGGACGGCTTCGGCGAGTACGAGACGAAGATGGGTTCTATCCAGACTATCTTGGCTAACACCGCATCGAAGGGTACCACCCTTTCGCAGGTTACAGACGCTCTGGACACGTTGAATACCTACGCGGACAAGACCATCTATAACTTCGCGGAGATGACTCACAACATCGGTCTCTTCACGAACGCGGGTCTTGGCGTTGAGGAATCGGCGTCGATGATTAAGGGTTTCTCGAACGCTGCGGCGGCTTCGGGCACCACCTCTTCGGCGGCAGCCAATGCTGCATATCAGCTTTCTCAGGCTCTTTCGGCAGGCACCATTAAGCTCATGGACTGGCGATCGCTTACGAACGCTGGCATGGGTAACAAGAACATGCAGGAAGGTCTAATCCAGATCGCAGATGCGATGGGAACCCTTTCTTCTAGTGGAACTTCGGCTGAAAAGGTTCAGGAGAACTTTAACGACAGCCTCTCTAAGGGCTGGTTGACCGCTGATGTCATGTCGAAGTACCTTCAGATCATGGCTGGTGATATTGACGCCGCTGCCATGGCTGAGATGGGCCTTACGGACGCACAGATCGAGCAGTTCCAGATCCAGCAGAAGAATGCCGAAGAAGCCGCGACGAAGGTTCGAACCTTCACACAGCTTATTGGAACGATCCAGGAAACCATTGGTTCCGGTTGGGCGAAGACGTTCGAGATCCTCCTCGGAAACTTCGACGAGGCTTCAGAGCTCTTCACCAACATCAACAACGTGATCAGTCCGATGATCGACGGAATGTCTGATGCTCGAAACGCTCTTCTTCAGGGATGGGCGGATCTCGGGGGTCGTAAGGACATCATCGATGGTCTCGCTTCCGCGTTTAACAGTGTGTCAAGTATTATCGGCACGATCGGCAAGGCGTTCAAGGAGATCTTCCCGCCAATCGCTGCCGAAAACCTCAAGACGATCTCTGAAGGCTTTAAGAACTTCATGAAGGCTCTTGAGCCTAGTGAAGAAAGCTTGAGGCGACTCGGGATCGTTGCCAAGACGGTCTTCGCATTCCTGAAGGTGTTTGTCGACACGGTCTCCGCAGGATTCCGAGTCATGAGCGCCGGGGTTAGTCGAGCCATGCAAACGGTTCGGAAGGCGCTCGACATGCTGCCCATCGGTAGCGTCATCGATAGTCTTGATGGTGTCGGAGAGAAGCTTGCTAGCTGGACCGGCATTGCGGACCTTGCAGCGAAGTCGATCGAACAGATCAACAAGTTCTTCGACTTCCTGGACCAGCAACTGGAGCACCTTAAGCCAACGATCACCGAAGCTGTGAAGGAATTCATGGATTTCTTCAAGACGTGGGCTGCCGGACTTTCCGGTGCTGACGGCGGTGAAGGGTTCGCGTCAAAATGGCAGGAATCCATCACGAAGGTTAAGAACGCGCTGGCGTCAGCCAAGGAAGCAATCACGAATTTCTTCAAGGCGCACTTCAACCAGGAGGCTTTCAACGGTATTTGGGACCGAATGAAGGAAACGGTCACCAAATTCGTCGAATGGCTTAAGGGTCTTTCGATCAGTGATATCTTGAAGAAGGGTCTCGCTGCTGGAGGCATCGGCGCTCTTGCGGTCGGGTTTAACAAGGGTCTCACCGCCATCATGAACGTCGCCAACGCCTTCACACGAGTTGGTAATGGCTTCGCAGGTCTGCTGGACGCGGTCCGAGATTCGATCAAGGCCTATGAGTCTGAGATCAAATCCAAGGCCCTCATCAACGTGGCGAAGTCCATCGCGATTCTAGCGGGTTCGATCTTCCTTCTGTCACTCATACCGCTTAAGGATGTAGCCGTATCCACCACTGCAGTGGGCGTGGCTCTTGCGGCGCTCGTTGGCGGTCTTGCTGCCATGGACAAGTACACCAAGGATCCAAAGAAGATCGCCGCCATGTCGGTGACGCTTGTGGCTCTTTCGGTTGCTGTCTTGATCCTATCGGTTGCGGCGGTGAACCTCGCCAAGGTTCCGATTCCTGAGATGGTAGCATCTGTTACGGCTGTTACCGCCCTAGTTATTGCGTTGGCAGGCATGACTAAGGTACTTTCGACAGCCAGCGGAGGCCTTACCAAGAAGGTCCTTATTCTTCTAGCAATGGCGATCGCGGTTTACATCCTGGCCAAGGCTGTTACCAAGATTGCGAGCATCCCAATCCAACAGATGGCGGTAGCGGGAGCTGTTATTGTCGGTCTCACAGTGGCCATCGGCCTCATGGGACGGATCATGGGCGAGGTAAAGACCAAGGCCAGTGCACTACTAGCAATGGTAGGTGTTGCTGCTGCAGTCTATATTCTCGCCAAAGCCGTTGCTAAACTTGGAGCACTTGATCAGAAGCAGCTCGAACAAGGTATTCTTGCTACGCTAGTTGTTCTGTTTGCGCTCGGCGTATTCATGATGCTCGCGAAGTTCTCGTCACCTAGCATTAGCGATATCGCTATGTTTATTGCTGTGGCAATCGCTGTCGCAGGCCTTGGCTATGTGATTTCCAAGCTAGCCTCGCTTGATGAGGATAAGCTCGCAGCTGGCACGGCTACGGTCCTGCTCATCATTCTTGCTATGGGCGCACTGATGAAGGTTTCCCAGAAAGAAGACGGTATTAAATCGGCGTTCAAGGCGGGCGCATTCATCGCACTTGCGAAGGCCCTAAATACCGTTGCGAATAGCATCATCGCTCTGGGGACCATCGATCAGGGAGCCCTGATTCAAGGTGGTATCGCGGTAACGTTGATCATGATTGCAATGGGCGCCATGGTAGTCGGAATGAGCCAACTAACCAATGCAAAAGAATTGGTTGAAATTGCAACGACGTTCATCAGCTTGGCCATTTCGGTGTATTTGGTTGCATTGGCGATTTCCAAACTTGCGGAACTTCCCATGGAAGGTATCGTGACCGCGGTCATAGCACTCTTGGTTACGATGGGCGTGCTTGCAACTATTGCATACCTTGCGGAGGGCTCGGTAGCAGGAGCAGGAGCTATGCTTCTACTCTCGATCGGCGTCATTGCTCTTGCAATTGGTCTAGGAATGCTAGCCGCAATCGGTCTGGTTGGATTGGTTGTAGGACTGGTTGCTCTGGCAATCGGTCTGGGCGTCCTGATCATAGCCGGTTACCTTGCTGAGGGCGCTGCACTGGGGCTTGCAATTCTGGCTGCGGCAATTCTTGCCATTGGTCTAGCATGTCTCCTTGCCGGCGTCGGCGTCATGGCTCTCGGTATCGGTATGGGGATGCTAGTTGCAGCCCTGATCTCTGCCGGAGCGGTGGCCTGGTCGTCAATCGGCAAAATGACAGTAGCTCTACTAGCATTTGCTGTTGCGGGCCTTCTGGCTGC